ACTATTAATATCTACAACTTTTGCAATGTAGAATAACTTAGTACTGTTTTTGTCAAATAATTTCTGAAGTTCAGAAAGTGCTTTATTACGCAATTTCTTATATTCAGTTCTAACCATAACTGTTTCTTCTTCTTTGTCTAAGTAAAACTTAGGAGGAACAGCTTTTGATCTAGCATCATCAAAACTTTTTGCTACAATTGAAAACCCTCCGGCTTCAATAGCATAAAGTTTAATTCTATCAAATGGATCTTTAGGATCCAAGTATAAAGGTTCATTTCCACATGAAATTGCAATCTTATTCCAAAAATCTGCATTATCTGGTTTAAGTAATTTTACTTTATTCCAGAACTGTGGATCATCAATCTCAATATAATTAGCAGCAAGTTCTTTTTCTAGTTCTGCAATAGCAGTTCTAATTTGATTTATTCTTGCTTCTTTTTCATCTTTTGGTAAATGATTAATCTCTGGAGAAAACTCATTTAATCCAGTAATATACCTTACTACCCCATTTATTTCTAAACAAGATAATTGTTCATTATGGGTAACTCCATCAAATAGAGTCATACCATATTCTTCTAATCCCATGTTAGAAGTTCTACTGTCAAAGAACGGTCTGATAGCAATTGCCGTCTTTCTTACTGAGCCCTTACCGGTCTCAACCATTGTGAAATTTTCCATTGTTGTTGGTTTTTATTTTGTTGGTTAAATTTAATACTTTTTAATTAAAAAAAGGGAGGAGTTACCCCCTCCCTGTTTTTTATAGTGTCTGGTTAGAATGATCCACCAGTGATTGGGTTTCTCATAACAATCTTAAGGACTTTAGTAGGATCCTTAACCCAGATAGCTGGCATTGTTTGAGACATCATAACACGGTACCCATTGAATTGTCCAGAAGACTGGAATCCTTGTGTACGTCCCATGTAGTCCATAGTACCATTTTGATACCACCATTTCAATTGATTATCCCAAGACAATTTCAATAAGAAGATGTTGTCATTAGTATTGTCAGTGATATCAAAGATAATGAATGAGTAAGAAGATAATGGGAAACCATCAATGATTGGGTTCTCAATATCATTAGTATGAACATTGTCAAATGCTGGGTTAAGAACAAACTTAACATTTGCCAAGAAAGGAATCACATAAGAAGTGTATGCAAATCCAAAGTTCAAGTCCATACCTTTACCAGTGATTGCACCGATATCAGCAGCCTGAATCAATAGACCTGAAGATACTGCTTCTCTTTTGATAGCTTCATTTACCATACGCATACCACCCATACCAGTTTGTACAACTAGTGAGCGTTTTGGATCTGGACCTTGGAACTCAACTTTACCATTGAAGAAGTTGTAGATCTCTCCACGGAACAAATCAAGTGTAAAGTTATTTTTGTTGTATACTCTTTTGAATGAGTTATCCAACTGTCTCCAAAGACCTACAGACAATCTTACATCATCTGGACCATCTTGACGAACTCTACCACCATGTCCCCACATTAAGTAAGTCTCAATGTCAGTTGCAATTTTGCTCAAGTGAGCAGCTTCCATACTAGTTAAGAAAGTTCTAGATAAGTCACCATTATCAAATGCACGTTTAACTTTGTCTTTTCCAAGAACTTTAACCATGTCATCCAATGATGTAATTGAAGGATCAATTGATTTGTCAAATGTTCTCCAGATCTCAGTTACAGGAACTGTACCATCTGCATTCATTCCACCTTTGATCATTAAGTCAGCACGGCTAGAGATTGAATAGTGTACATGAGCTTCAGCACCACCAACAAAGTTATAGAACTCACGGAATCCTGTTCTTGTTTGGATGTCAGAAAATCTTTCACCATATTCTCCACGGGCAGAACCTTTACGGAAAACTTTAGTACCATTAGCCAAGTACTTGTTATCCAAGTATTTGTAGTTGTCATTATCAACTAATTGTACTGTATAGATGTATCCATCTCCAATAGGAAGGATATCTTCTGTTGGTACAATGTATAATTCAGCCCCATTGTATTTGTCATATGTGATGATATCACCATGTCCAAATTCTCTACGGCTTAATTTAATGCGGAATGTAGTTCCATCTACACCTTTGAATGTATTGTCTGGTTCAATATCCTCAATGATGTAAGGTAAGTCTACAGACACTGGAGTCTGCCACTTATACTCACCACGAGCATTATCAACCATAATTACATTCTTGCCACCAAATGAAGACATTTGATAAAGTGGCATTTCAACTTTCTGAGCCATAGCCCATAGGTCAACTGGGCCTAAGTCCATAGGCTCAGCATCTTTCAGCATGTTAACCAAGTGGTAAGAATCCACATGGGAACTTGCGTTGTAAGCGGTATCTCTGAGGAATATACCATTGTTTAAAACTGGAGTTGCCATTATTTATTTGTTTTTGTTTGTTACTAATTAAAATCTCTTGAACAGATTATTCTGTCTAGGGATTGTTCTTTGTGTTGATCTTTGAGGAGTTGCTGTTCTTCTTACCTCTTCATCATTAGAAGATGATGATGCAAGTTTTCTAGACTCTTCAGTTTTCAACTGTCTTACTACTTTCTCAGTAGCTGCTTTAGATCCTTGCTCTCTCACTTTACCTTTATATCCTTCCGGATCTGCAAGTAACCAAAGTGCTTCTGCAATAAGATCATGTCTTGGTTCTACAAACTGATATTTCTCAATTAAGTGTCCAAATAGGTTTGTAGGTTTACCAGAAATTGAAGGGTAACTAGGTTGTACTAATCCTGAATAAAGTAAACTTTGAATTTTTTTATCCAGTTTAACACCTCCAAGTTCACCAGCAGATAGTGTGTTAAATACATTATCTGTATAGGCCTTAGCTTGGTGTGCCTGTTGTTCTTTCTTTTGTTCTTGTTCTGCCAATTGTCTTGCAACAATTTCTTCTTGCATTCTATCTAACTTAGGTTTAAACTGGTTAGCTTTTTGCCCAAGTTTATCCATATCTTGCCAGTCATTGATTTCATCTTCAATTTCTTCTGGAGTTCCAAAGTTAGTAGCATATAAGTATTGTCTTGCAATTTCTGCTTGGTCATTCTCATCAGCTGGATCCAATTGACGAATCTCTTCCACATGAGCAAGAGTTCTAAACAAACCTTTTAAGTCTTGACCACCGTCAGCAACATACTTTGCAGCATATTGTAATTCTTCAGGAAGAGAATTAAAAAATTCTTTTGGAGTATTTTCTCTAATTGCATTCTCTCTTTCTTGAAAGTTTGCTTCAAATAACTCTCTGAAATCTTTAGTAGTATAATCTTCTAATGGTTTATCATCATCAAAAGGTACCAAAGAACCTTCTTCAATCATTTTAGATGCTAACTCAGCAAGACCAGATTTATCAACTTTCGGTCTTCCTTTGTTACCTGCATCTTCTTCTTGAGTAATTAACTCATTAAGCTCATTGATAGTTTCTTCAACTTCTGCTTTCTTTTCTCGGGCTTCTTCTTTTTCTTTAGGAGTAGCCGTTGAGTTGTCAAGGAACGATGTGTCTATGTTTTCTTTTGAAAATACAGACTTAGGTTTTTCTTCGGTTTTACCATCTTCAGGAAGCATGATACTTTCTGCTCCAGGCATTCCAAAGATCTCATCAATATTAATATCTGCTTGACCTACCGTTGTAGTGTCAAGAACCTGAGTTTCCCCAGTTACTTCGTTTGGATTCTCCATGTGTGTTGGTTTTTGTTATACTTTAATATAGTGATAAATTTTTAAAATTTAAAGCTTACACATTAATTTTATCTACTATATGGCTAAGTGTTATTTCTTTTTTGCAGATGATTTTTGATCAAACTTGTTTTTGTTGACCTCAGCAATCTGTAATTGTTTTTCAGCTATATCTCTTTGAGCTTGAATTTTCTCTCTTTCAATAATATTCTTTTCTCTGTCAACAGTCATTCTGTTTGCATCTTTTTCTCTTTGAAGATTAGTTTGCTCCTGATATTGTTCAGTTGCTCTAATCTCTTTCATAGCATCAGCATAATCAGACATTTGATTCTCATTAACATCCACAGCAGCACCATAACCAGCAGCTCTGATTTCAGCAACAGTAATATTATTTTGAAGTTGTCTTTCTTGTTTTTCAGCTTCAGCTTGAATCATTGCCTGTTGTTGTTTCTCAGTAGATGCAATTTGTTCTTGTTGCATTTGTTGTTGCTGTTGCATTTCTTGATCTTTCTGCTGTTTTTGTTTAGCTTCAGAATCTTTGAGAACTGTATTAAGTTGAGCAATTGAATCAGATTGAATAATTTGACCAAGATCATAGATACTTGCACCTGCTGTGTTATTAGACATTGCAAGTTGTTTTAATTGTTCAAGTACTGCTCTATGATTTGCTGTAGTACTACAGAAGATATTTAAGTCTCTAAGAAGTAATTCTGTTCCATTGATTTGGAAGTTTACTTTCTCATCAGCAGATGTAACATAAGTTAATCTTGCAGATGGATTAGTAGAGTGATAGTACTGAGCCAAGTCTGTACGCATTTGGTGCACCCTAGGCATTAGATAATCACAGTGTTGGATAAAGAATACCTCTGTCTGTGCATAAGATGCTGAGGCAGCTTGTTCTACTCCTGTAGCAGTCATCTGAGATAACTGTTGTCCCATTCTTTGTGGATTCAATCCAATTACTTCAAATGCTTGTTGTTTAAAGTGATTGGCTAATTGAATCCTTGACATCAATCTTTCTGTTTGGGAAAGATCAAGTTTTTGGAAATGTTGAAAGTTTAATGGGTTTTCAGTGTTAGTAATGGAAGTATCCAATGGTAACATCTGAAAGTTCTTCATTGCAACATATGCTTTAGCCAAGTTACCTTTACCCCAATCTTCTCCTAATGAGTGTCTTGGTAAAGAGTTTTGATCTAACATAATTACAGTACCAAGTTCATCTACTAGGATATCTGCAATCTGATTGTTTACAATGTTGTATCCAATCTGATATGGTTTCATTAAGTCAATAAGTGCTGTTGACTTAGTATTTCTATCTGAGAATACTGCTCCTTCTACAGGAAGCTTACAACCATATAGAGTATTATCTCCTTTAAATTGAAATTTAAGAGGTCCTAGATTATTCTTTTCAATACCTAAATAAATAGGAGAGAAACCACCAGGGTTATTCATACCCCAGAATGAAGGAATGTTAGGTCCAATTTTTACACCGCCCCATACTTCATTAATCCAGATCCAATCCAGATGCTCTCCATATACCAATGTATCCTTTGTTTTATTTTTAAACAAACGATTATCATAGATAGGTTTATCAGTGACTTTATATTCTTCTGTAACTATCTCAGTAGTTACTTCTCCTAGATCTGTAATCTTAGTAAGGTGACCTATTTTCTTTTGTGACTTCCAATATACTGTAGATACTCTTAATAAGTATGCAGTACCTTGATCATAGTAGTCTTCTCCTTCTGCTATGATTTGAGCAACTATATCTCCACCGTCTAATACAGTTCCAGACATAGCAGTAGTGTATTGTCTGTATGCTAATGATGGCATATTAGTATTCCATTCATGAGATTTAGTACCATCATAAAAGGATCCGTCATTTTGTAAACCTCCAATTGTATAACCAGCAGATCTAATCGGATATACATTTTCTAATGCTTCAAGTTGATCTTGAGTCATAAGATATCCAAACTTATCAATAACATCAGATACGGTCATCATATCTGTTTTACCTACCCAGTTACCTTGAGAAATATATCTTGCATCCGGAGACTTATGATAAAATGTTAATGCAGGATTCCAGAGTTCAATCTCATAATCATCCTCCATCATCTTCATATGCCAGAACTCACGGTCTGTAATAAGCATATCACGGAATCCTCTTTCTTCAAGTTCATCCATTTTGAATCTCTCAACATCAACTCTATGTTGGTGAGCTGCCCATTGTTCTGTCATTGATTGATAGTCCTTCTTAAAGAACTTCTCAATTTCTGGTAATGATTTTAATTTGTCAGGAGAAGTTTCTTGTTGGAACTCAGGTGATTCAGGATCCATACCTTGAGCTACTAATGCTTGAGTGATTTTCATTTGAGCATCAGAAAGTAAAACTTCTTCCACCATTGCTCTTTTTTGTTCTAACATCTCATTGTATGAGAAATCATCAACAGCTCTATATGTAAGTTTAGTAGATCTTTTAGCAAATTCACCTACAAGAACATTAATAACATTTGGAATAATAGGATAGAATTTAAGTTCTAATGCTGATACATCTTCTTTAGTCAAAACCTCAACAATATCTCTATAGTCATTATCTTCTTCAACTATATAGTCTGTCTTATCAATAATACCTTTTGCAAGTTTATAGTTCTTCATTAACCTGCGGGCATTTCTTCTAAGTTGTTTTAGTCCTTGCCACTCTAACCAGTCAAGGTTCCATGCAGCCCATTGTTGATCTTTTTCTGATTTAGGAAGAAACTGCAATGGTTGTGTAATACTACCCAATTTATTTTGAGTAGTCTTAGCTCCATTTTTTGCTTGAATAGCATTTATTATTTGCATAATCCTTTTACTTTAAATTTTTAAATGGTGATCTGCTAAAAGACTGTCCATTTGAACGTTGACCACCACCAATATGACGGAATGGGCTTCTATTTAATTTAAACAAATTATCTGACTTTTGCAAGTTTTTAGCCGCATCATCCATAATTGTTCTTTTAGCATAACCTCTGTTTGATTGTTGAATTCTCATGAAAGCAACTAATGCACAGAATGCTACCAGTCTATCCACGTTGACTCCTGCAGAATACTCTCGCATTTCAGTTAACAGCATCGGATCTGGAATTCTTTCTATACCATACTTAGTTCTTACAATAGTACCATCAGATTTTGTCTCTACATCTAATTCTTCTTTAGTATACTCAATAGCATAATTAAGAAGATGCTGTTTAAACAATGTTCCGGTATTTTTCCAACCATATTCCTGGAATACATTGTTGTTAGAACCAAGATCTTTTAAGAACATTATCTGACTCTTAGGAACCAGATACTTTTGTTTTTTCCTAGAGATCATATACTGAATGAATAATGAGATGTTATTCTCAATTACTGTCCAGGCATTATACCATTCAATGATTAACTCTAGTCTCTGGTGAGTTTTGTTAAGGTCATCAAATCTACCACACCAAGCAGCTACAATTTTATCTGGCTCTATATATGTTTCAGTTTCAACACCAGTAACCTTGGTTACTTCAACTGGAGCTTTCATTACATATATAGAACATAGTGATTCTGAGGTAGTTGTCTTACCCTCTGATACGGGGTCAATAGATGCATAGTATTGCCCAAAGGTAGGGTCCTTAACAGGTCTTTCCCATACTACTAAACATCCTGTCTTATCTTCAGTCTTTTTAGTAATTGGGAATTCTTTAATAGGTTGTTTATTAGAAGTTTTAACAGTTGGCTTACCGTTCTCATCTGTACTAATATCTAAGAACTCATAACCATATTCTTTTTCTTCTATTCTTCTAGATTGTGCCGCTACAAGATGTGGAGGGAACACAGATACAGATCTATGTGCAAAAGCTTCTTCAATGTTTCTAGGATGCTGAGATATCCTTAACTGGTAATCTTCTGGAGATAACTCATCCTTCCATTTTGCAAACTGTTCATCTAATGCTTTTAATGCTTCTTCTACAAGTGAATTACCATATTCATCAATGTGAGGAGGCATTGACCACTGTTCAGGAATAAACAAACCTGACAAACCTATAGTTCCTTTTGCATCTATTAAGTTTGTTTCTACAGCATAAATGTCTTTAGATGTAGGATTAAGAATCATATCTCTCAATGGGTTGCACTGAGATAAATCACCCACAGATCCTGCTGCAATAAACATTCCTGTAGTAATTAAACCAGATCTCATGGCCGGGCGCATGTACTCATATGTCAAGTCCATCTTTGGTGCAATTCCAGCCTCTTCATGAAAGAAGTATTTTACCGGACCCCCTACACCATTTGTAGGATCTTTCTCAAATGACATGCCCTGCATGGTACCCTTTAGACCCACTTCTGTTTTTCTGTCTCCTTTTCTTACTTCAATCTTCTGCTGCCACATTAAGACTTTGTCTGGAGACATTGGACGATACCATGCAGTGTGTTCATTCAAGAATGCAGCATATTCCGACATGAACTTCCAAGAACCTTTCTCATTGATATAATCTTTGAGACTGGCTCCCATCTTTAAAGTTACCCCTGCTTCAAACCAAAGTTGATTGAGTAATTTAGAGATGTGAAAGTATGAAGATGCTATCTGACGTTTCTTCAAGATAGCAACATGTTTATAGTTAAGTTCAGCAAGTAGTTCATATAGGGCCATATGATACTGTGCATCCCTGATTTTTGCAAAGTCAAACTTTTGTTGTTCCTTATCAAAGATAGGTAAGAAGTTTAACCACATGTAGTAGTCTCTGGTAAGATACCACTTCTTATTCCCATTTATATAAAATACTCCTTTTCTACATTTGAGTTTTTGATCATCCCAGTAGGATACAAAATCTCTTGATCTAAAAGGAGCAATACAATAAACATTCTGATCTCTAAATTTTACAGCTTCCTGATTAAAAAGTAAACTTGTTTTATCAAATCCATATTTACCAGGTTCAGAAAATATATTTGCTATTGCACCAGAAAATTCTTCTCTAGACTTAAATGATACGGTTGTCCATGTACCATTATCCCAACAAGGTATATCTTGATAAATTTCACTCATGGTTACTGATCATAAGCCATTCCAATACCACCTCTAACTTTACTTGATTGTTCTTCTTGAAGGTCTTTGTATACACCTTTAAATGAAGCTCTAATCTGATCAAAGTTTTTAGCAGCTGCAACTAGTGAATTAATATTACCATCTCTACCAGCAGTAATGGTAGTGGTTTCCATATATCTAGCTAATCTATCTAACATAGATGCCATTCCTTTATATGCTCTAGACGTAGGTGTTTCATACATTCTTCTACAGAATTCTAATGCAATATGAATATCATCATCTTCTGGAGAAAACTCTGCTTCTATTTCTTTTAGTATAATGTATTCTTTATCTATATCAGGAGTATTAAAAAAAGGATTCATATCTGGATTAGGACATGTCATGTAGAACAGATACAAGTAAATCTTTAAATGATCTTCAGGATAGTTATCCATAACATCTTTAAGTGCCTTTAATGTATAACAATGTTCAGTAGGAACTACAATTCCATTTTGAACATCAAATAGTCTTGCTATCATTTCTTTTTTACTTTATGTTTGTTATCATGAAGATAGTGCATTATTGCAATAACTTCTTCTTGTAAGTAAGGTATTGCAATAGGAATAACTTCTTTTACAACAGGATCTCCATTAGAATCATACTTAGTTACAGGGTAACCATATTCATCTTTAGACTCTTCCTCAAAGGTAACATGATGAATATACATTTTACCAGGTCTTAATTTAGGATTATGCTTGAGAATAATGTACATGTATACACTAAGTTGCAATGCATAATGATTATAATTACAATCATCAAGGCTGCTAACCGGTTCCATTAGTTTATCTGATTTACCTTCCCAGTCAACGTAGGATTCCATTTTGATCTCTTTATTAGTCTTATAGTCAATGATATTTACCACACCATTGACTACTTCAACTAAATCTGATTGACCGCAAATCCCTACAGACTTAAGATAAACCATATGTTCTGGATACACGCCTGGTTCTAACTTTTGAATAGGAGCAATTTTTAATCCGTTCACTTCATCCACCGGTGCTATAACTGGTACAGTAATACCATCTCTTTCCATAGATGCTAGTGAACAGATGTCTGATTCTCTCTGATTATGGTAGTAAGTTCCTAATGTGACTGCTCTAAGTGATTCAGAATCCCAAATCTTTAGAATTTCTTTAGGGTCAAGCCCATACCACTTAGATCTTTTATTTTTAGAAACTTTCTCAGCAACCTTTTTTGCATCAAATGGTTTCTTAAAATGACTGATTAAGGTAGTTACACTTATCCAATCAATTGACTCACCATGCAGACTTACATATGTATGATCTTCTGCTTTAAATGCTATGCTCATTTGTCATTTGTTCTATGGCTAATAATGCCAGGTTAAAATTATCATGATCTGGAGAGTTTAACATTTCTATTAAACTCTTACAAGTTTCTTTGTCAATCCGGTTTCGTTCCATTGCCCATTCTAAATAACCAGTAGCATTATTTACAGCCATTGCATGAGAAATCATTTCCATACCATATGCACCAGTATACATGTGTACATTTCTTTCCTGCATGTTATGCATGTTTCCGAATATTTCTTCTAGTGTATTAAGCATTTTCTATAATTGTATAAGCTAAATTTCTAGATCCTTCATCTTCAGACATTAACATTTTACGGATATTAGTAACTTCATCTTTATCAAACTTACCTTCAAGACCAAGTATCTTTAGTCTTAGTAGTTTTTCATTAAGTTCTAACTTATCTAATCTTGCATAAAGATCTGCATATGGATCCCTGATGGTATTGTTAGCCGTAGTTATTTGATTCCATAAACTATTTCCGGAAGATGGGAGTACAGTTGTTAATGGATCATATTTTGCCAAATCTATATACCCACCATACATATTATTTTCTGGTTCCATACTACTAGTCTTTAAGGTTATCTAATGCATCTTCTTCTTCTTCTGTAGCAATAGCATTCCATTTACCTTTAGGACACTCAGAAGATAGTGAGCGGGTTTTAAATGCTAGTGAACAACCACATTCTGCACAACAAGGTTTAGTACCTTTTACTGCACAATCTTTTCCTTTCTTGTCTATATGTTCACATCCATCACAAATATCATGACGCATTCTAGCAATGTCTTCTACAAACTCATCTCTAATTACAGAGTTTTTAATACCTTCTAAGATTCCTTTTCTATTCTCCCAGATTGTTTTCAGAACTGTTTTCATTTTTGGTTGTTTTAAATTCGTCCTTTTTAATTTCTTGTAGTAATATTTTGTGCTCTAACTGAATTAGCAATTCTAGTTTTGTCTCTATCATCTTCTTATTAAAATATGCACCATAAGTAGATGTATCATGATTCTTCAATATATTAGTATATTTAGGAATAGACTTTCTTACTAATCCAGTTTTAGCAACAAAATGTCCAAGACCCTCTACGTTGATTCTTGGATGTGTTAAATTACTTAATGTTTTTCTTAACTCACTATAATAGAATTCAACAATGTCTTCTACTAGTGACTCATCTTGGTTAAGAGCTTCTGATACTTCTTTGTATAGACTACTTGACTTCTTTGGTATCATCTCCTAGAAATTTGTAATCTAATAAAATAGTTCCTTCTGTTTGAATCTTAAGTAATGGGTTCAGTTGTATCTGCTTTTTACTATCAACATGTCTAACAACTAATCCATTTTTCTCAGCTTTATTTACACAGTTTCTTACTGTTTGAGGTGATTTAAATATCCAATCCTCTTCAGATGAAGCATCATAACAAAAGTGTGTGAGTTCAATTGGTTCATTAAAACTTAATAAAGTCAAACAGTTTAGATCAGATTCACTCATTGCTATACGGTTAATATAACAATGAGTCATTATCTGAAACTTTACTATGTCCCATTTGGGCATTCTAACACGTTTCTGTACTTGATTGACAAGTGCCATTAGTTATGCTTTTTTTAACTTTCTTTCCTTTGGTGCATTTGGAGAGTCAGTAGTTTCGGGTTCTTCACCTTCTTTAGGTTCTTGCATCATCATTGCAAACTGCATTTGAATATTAGCTCTCTTAAATCTTACTTCATCAATCTTAGATAAGATGTTCTCATATTCGTATTGTGCCTGAAGGTATGGTAATGAATCAGTATAAAAAGAAAGCATTTCTTGTTTTCTTTCTGCTAATTGCTCAGGAGTTAATCCTTCCATTTCAGGTGTTTGTTGGTCTAAATTTTCCATTGGTATATTTTTTAAGTTTATACAAATATACAATAATTGTTTAAACTAAATATATTTAAAACAAAAATCCAGACACTGTAAGTATCTGGATCTCTATAAGTTTAGTATTCTTAATACATTCTGTTTCTTGTTTTTCTGCTCACACCAGCATCTCTCAATCTAGATCTGTTTGCTTTTCTATTTCCTTTATGACAACCACCGCCATCATCTGAAGTACAGTTTGAATCAAGATTCATTCCTGTTGTTCCACCTACATCAAAACTTTTCATTGAACGTATAATTGGTTTTGGTCCACCTTTCTGCATTGATTTGCAATAATGCATAGCATCTGTTGCTCCTTTTAATCCTTGTAATTTTTTCATTATTATCTATTTTTAAATGTGAAGTTTAATATTGTAATTAAATAAAAATCTCTAGATATATCTATCTCAACTGATAAGATGTCAATAAATGAAAGTCTTACTTTGATGTTTAGCTTATCCCATTGTTTGGTATAAGAATTCCAACCATTTCTAAATTTCATAAAGTTTACTTGAATGGTAAATACTTAGTTGTTCCTCCAGCTTTAACGGCTTTAAGAATTTGTTTTCTTTGTGGACCATCTGAGTTATAAGATACGTGTACCCAATCAGGATTTGCATCTGTTCCAAATTCCCAGATCATTTGATCAAAGTTTACATTTGCTTTAACAAAGTCAAAGATTTGTTTGTTGGTAATTGATGTACCATCCATATCAATATCAATTGCTTCACCTTTGCAATGTTGGCTTGACAAACTTCCCCCAACCGCAGTATTCAAGGCTTTGCTTCTATAGCCAGATGAAATGTGAATAGGAACTCCAAAGTGCTCTCTAATTGGCTGAAATACATTCTCAGCTAACTTCTTAAAGTTCTCAATGTGTTCAGGTGTTGGCATATTGCTAATTCCTTTTCTTTTTGCAGTTTCACTTCTTGTTACTTCTGCCAGTGATAAATTTTTACTTAATTGCATTTTGTTTGTTTTATATGATTAATCTACTACTTCTTCTGAAGTCTCTTCTTCTTTTTTTGCTTTATTCTTTAAAGCCATAATGCGTCCGGCAGTTGTTATACCAAATGCACCTAATGTAAGTAACATAAACCCATCAAAGATAAATTCTTTAATGATTAACTCATTGCCAATGATTCCTGTAATTACATCTGTCATTAGTACAAATACCATTGCAAAGAATGATATAACTCCTACAAATGCTTGTTCATTGATTTCATTATTGTCTGAGATTAACTCTCTAAAAAACTTTTTCATAATTTAAAAATATTTAGTTTAGGTCTTTTTGGTTTTACAATGTCAGTGTGCCAACCAATAGGCGGTTCTTTTTGTTTATTGTCATCTGGACAATTTTCTTCCCTTTTATAAAAAATTATATCACCTGTATAATCATCCTTTCTTACTACATAATCAGAGAGGTCTACAGCAACTACTTCTCTATTTATGTAAGAATAGTATAACCATGAGTTCTCTTTTGCTCTATCAATCAACCATCCTCTAATGGTATCAAGTTTATCTTCACGTACAATCTGTGTCTCAATTATAGTTCTATACTCAGTGTATTTAGATGTATAGTATACTAACAGTGTGTCCCTTAATGATATAATAGAATCTTTTACTTTTGTTTCCTGTTTAAACTGTGCAATCTTAGCTTTTTGATTTTCAAATATAGCATTGATTGTATCAGCTTGTCCTTTAGTAAGAATAACTACAGAGTCACCATCAATTACCGTCTGAAGTGGGTAACGTGATTGGCTGAAAATCAAACTGCTTACCACTAGACTGCTTACGAACAATATCCTTTTCATTTTCTAGTTCTTTTTTAATATCCTTTACTACAGATCTTGTACTGTCTAAATCCCCAATTACTTCAGAAACCATATTCTCAAGATTAGCTTTATCTTCTGTCAATTCTTGATTTTCTGCTTTTAATTGATTTACACTTGTAGTAAGTTTCTTATTTGCTGTAGTAAGTTTCTTGTTCTCTCCTGTGAGATGTATATTGTCTTTTACCACAACCACATGCTCTGTACCACTAGAAAATATTTGTATCACTACAATTGTGATAAACAATACTCCAACTATAAGAAGTTTCTTTTTCATTTTTTAGTTTTACCAAATAGCATCAACACAGTTTCTTTTAGACTTTTTGAGCTTTCAGTACTTTCATCTAGTTTTTTTTCTAGATCATCTCTATAATCACCCTCTAGTTCTTCTACTCTTGCTTTTAATTCTTCCTCACTTTTGAGAAGTTTATTTAAAAACATCCAGCATAAATAACCCAGTGCTAAGACAGCAAAGCCTAGTACTCCATACTGTGTTAATACTTCAAAGGGACCAAATGACATTACTTCTTAGTTTTTCTCTTTACCACTTTCTTTTCTTCAAGCTCTTCTTTCATCTTCTTGTTATCATCAAGATGTCTCTTGATAAATAACCAAGCAACATAACCAAGAGCTAGTACTGCTAATCCTAGAGGGCCGTAGTCTGCTAGTTGTCCAAATACACCAAAATCTGGTGCTGTTGTTTCTACTGCTGTTGTATCCATTATCTTTGTAATATTAGTTGTTTGACTGCATCAGATAATTCAGCAACACTCTTAGCTAAGTTTTTAATCTCAAGTTGAGTCTGTTCCTGAATGGCCTGATATTTTAATCTTGATTCTTGTTCTACAAGTTCAATCTTTCCTTTTAGTTTTCCAAGGCTTTCTGTATTGTTTCTAACATCTGAATGAATCATTCTTAGAAAGTAGCCAATAACGCCTGTTACTGCCACTAAACCCCATTGTACAAGTTGTGTTACTTCCATTATTTTATAATTAATCCTGTAGTTAATATTCCATTCAGTATAAAAGAGATGTTTCTTTGTCTCTTTAATTTCTTGATATCAAAAGCCTGAGCTGTGATGATGGTATCCTTACTGTTGATAATATATCTCTGAGCTTGGATAATTGTATCTTGGTTTTTAATTATGATATCTTTCTCCTTGTCTTTTTTGTATAAAACATGGATCATAGTATCCTGGATCTGCACAATGTTGAATGTGTCTTTAGCATTCTTGACTAAGTCTAGTTGACTCTGTAAATCAAATAATCCATGGTTAAGTTCTTCAATAATCAGTTTGCTATTATCAATTACTTGACCTTTCTCTTTTATTAAAGTCTCCTTACCTTCAATTCTTCTTTCAATAGTCTTTTGCTTACTTACCGGATATACTTGTTTAGGACTGCGCATAAGTAAAAACATGCACATTACTATTAGGCATACTTGAAGTACTGTAGAAAGATTAATATTTGAGATCTTAATGTATTTCATATTATTCTGCTCTTAATGCTGTTATGAATAAATTAATATCCGTAAATTCTTCACCATTGATTGCACATGATAAATCAAGCAATATAATACCTCTATCTGTTCCCATCAATACTTGTGAAGAAGACATGATAGAATATGGAACCATGGTTCCATCCATTTCAAACTCTTGGAATAAGTAGTCTATTCCATTAGTTGAATATCCATTTTTTATTGTAATTAGTAGCATAATACTTTATATCCTGTGGTGTAAGAAATACTGGTTGTACCTAAGTTATTCATTGCAAAAATGATATATAAATTGTCTGTGACCGGATTATATGCATAACTAGTAGGAGGAGCCGGAGTACTATAATCTGTATTCGACAAAGCACTTGGTGTTTGGTTTGTAACTAATGTATTGCCGTTCTGAAACAATGTTCTAAAATGTTTACCATTCCAGTTGTTTGAAGTGTAGTTTAATCCAATTGCAAATAATGTTGCTCCAGTTAAAGAATCTGTATTATTCAGATACATCTGAGCTTGAACTACCCCACCTGTTTGTGATCTAGCACTCCATAAAATATCAATTAGATTATCAGTTGCAGTAAGGGTATTACTTGGTATATGCACAAAACTTGAAATGCCAACTCCTGCAATCCCTGTAATTGTTGTACCTTGTGTGCTAGAAATAGCTTTAAATTTAAAAGCATTACTTCCACCACTATATTGAGGAATATTAAGATTATTTCCAACTAGAGTAGAAGCTCCACTTGTTCCAGTCGTGGTGAGTGTTAAGTTTTTAGTTATATTGATTTCTGTGCTCATATCATTCTCCTTTGAGTGCTTTCAGTTCATTGTACATAGCAAGTAACTCTGCTTCCTTTTGAGCAATAAGTTCTTCTTGAGTAGGTTCATCAACTTCAATAAACTCTACACGGACCAAGCCGTTGTCATCATATATTTCATTTCTAATTTCTGCCATGACTTATGCTACTATTAAACCTATTTTAGGGAAATTGCTATTTAATCTACCTGCTGAACTCGGAACAAATGTTGTTGGAGCTGAACCATAAGTAGCAGATGCTTGTATTGATGTAAATGTTAATAAAAAGGAATCACAACCTATTATAAATTGACCAGAAGTAGAAGAAGCTGTAAAAAGTGGAGACCCATTTGAATATACCCCCAACCAATAAGTTGTACCCGCAGTAAATGTTTGACTTGTTGTTGCGGTTTTTATTCCAGTTGTTCCGGTGTTTAAATCAGTACTTTCATAAAGTTTGGTTCCTGGCAATCCGGTTGCAATTGAATGTGAATAAATCAAAATCCTTGAGCTTGTTGATAGTGCCGCACCGGAAACATTAATAATTATACTTGAAGTGGTAAATGTATTTTGTGGTGTAAATGGCATTAAGTACATTTGATTTGCAGAAGGTGTTAATGTAACATTACTTGAACCCAGAGGAATGTTTGAATAAACCAATCCGCTACCTAAAGGTATGGATGCATAAACACCACTTGCACCTCCACCACTATACTGCGGAATGTTCAAAGTAGAACCTACCAAGGTAGCTGCTCCACTTGTGCCCGTTGTGGTAAGTGTTAAGTTCTTAGTTATGTTGATTTCTGTACTCATGTTATGATACCCAAATTATTAATAATTCAGTACCTGTAGCATCATAAGGAATTGCATTTAGAGTATTATTTAAAGTTCCCGCATCAAAGTTAATTGTCTCTCCTGGTTTAAGTGGTATAAGATTTACTGTAGCATTTGCAGAACCTGTATTAGAAATTGATGCACTAAAGGTTCCTGCAGCTACAGTTCCTGTAGAATCAGATCTTTTAATATTAGCTGTTCTTACTTTAGGATTAATAAGAATACTTGTACCAGTCATTGCGGCAAGTATGTTTGTAATACCTTGTAATACTTTTAACTGGAATGGAAAATTATTTCCTTTATTTCCATAGTCTTTTAAATTTCCTATTGACATGATTAATATGTTTTGTTTAATATAAATATATCCGAATATATAGAGTTACCAGCATTAGCACTACCCCATTGCACTGTAACATCTAAAGTATTATTAATTGTAGTATTGAAGGTTGTACTGTTTACTGTATTGAATGCAAAACCTTGTACTGTAGCATTAGAAGTCTTTGTGTAATGAAATGCTCCTAGAGCTACTATGGATGCTACACCGGCAGTCCCAAGTTGTCTAATAGTAAAGTCTATGTTTAAACTAAACACATCATTTGTAATATTAGTAATTGGTTGAACACCACTGTCTAATAAAATAACACTTCCAGATTTTACTTTAACTCTAATAGTTTGATTATTAACAGCATTTAAAATTCCTCCAAAAATTGCTCTAAAACTATCCCCTATTTTAAAAGCATTAGCCGGAACAGATAATGATCCTACACCACCGTTAATAAGAGACCTCTCAACAGTTGTATTAGTAATAGGTATGCTATTAGCCGTCTGAGCAAATAATCCACGGGTATACCCTAAAGGATTAGTATAATACGAATTTAATTCTATCTCAGTTGGCATAGTAAACTTATATACTATAATATACCAAAAAATATTCTAATAAACAAAAAAGCCCTAAGTTATTTAGGGCTTCATTGTTATATAAGTATCTCTAACTAAGCACTAAGTGACTCAATGATAGCATCTACATCAAAGATTTCATCTTCACTATTATAAGGAAATTCAAGTAAATCTCCAGCAATATTAAACTTAGATAAGTAAGCATGTCTAAGTTCTGGCTTATTTGTAAACTCATTTGCCTGAATATTAGTATGTAGATCATATCCAAATACTTCAGGTTTGTTTGTTACCCAACAGACTGTTGATGGTAAATCTAAAGCAGCTGCAGCATGTTGAGCAAAACTATCAATAAATAGTCTTTTCTGACTTAAGGTAAGAAGAATGCAAAGTGTTCTAAATGAATCTGTTACAGGAATAGTATTTGGATATTCTTGTTGATCTTCTCTTCTAATATGTGCAATATAGTAATCATCTTTAAAATGATCAATTACTTTTAACACAGCACTTGTAGGAAGGTCTCTTGCCCAAGAATAATTATGTTCAGTTTGTGCACCACCATTTGTTTGAATTAACATGATAGGCTTATCAGTTGCAAACTTACTAGTAAAGAAGTCTATCTCTCTTTGGGTCAAGAATAGTTCTGGTTTTTCCTCATCATAAGGAAGATCAAACATTTCACACCATGTTTTAATCAGGTGCTCATCTTGTTTAAGGTGTGCTGTTTCTAAATAAGGATCATGGGCAAAAACTAAAAAGTCTTTGTTTTCTATAAAGTCTGTATAGAAATAAGATGATCCTCCAAATGCATAAGTCTTATCTACATTTGGGTTATTAAAAAATACATCTGCATAAGCAGACATAACAATTAAGTTTGACTCTGGATACTTCTTTTTGATAGCAGAGCAAACAGCAGTGGCCATGATACATTTACCAAGGCCACCACTAATTTGAAAAATAATATTCATTGGTTCCTGTTTTTGTTTACAGAAACAAATATACAAAAATTACTCTGCTGCTGGAGTATATGCTTCAATCTCAGCTACAAGTTCTTCAATTGCAGCAATATCTAAGTTCTTATACTCAGTTTTCCACGTTTTTACATCATTTGTAGTACAACTACTAAACTTACCATTAACAATATTAATTGTATAATACTCCGCAGTAGTATCAATCTCTTCTGGTTTAACAGAATATATATTGTCTATTACGGCTTGAGCTTTAGTAATTTCTGAAGTTAAAACTTTTTTATTAAAGTTTTCTCCACCTAATTCAATTTCATTATATTGAAAAATATGTAATGTTGACCAAGTTGCCATTTTATTTATTTTAAAAGTTATTATTACTACTTATGGTACAATTGTAAGTACACCAGCATTTGACCAAACAGATTTTGAAGGTAATCCGGCAGATGATGTTGGAATGTTTATAATTGAAAGATTGTTCACAAATGTTGTACATACTCTATCTGTAATAATACATGATCCTACTACAAATGAATCATTACATGTTGCACGATTCATTTGTCCTCCAAGAATACCTGTTCTAGCAGCTGTATTACATGAAATGTTACAAAAACCACCGCCTACAATACTCCAAGAAGATGAAGTAGCATTTCGTTCACCACCTATAATACTACTACATGAACCAGCTACATTATTTAGTAAACCACCTCCTGTAAAACCATATTGGCCTGTATTTGATGTAACATTTTGTCCTCCTGCAACAATAGCCGACCAGTTTCCAAACATTGAATTCTGAAAACCTCCCCCAATGAAAGAATTAAGACCCCCTTGGTAATTTGATACACCACCTGAAATTACAGAACATTGTGACTCATTGCAATTAGATTGACCACCTGAAATAACATTAAATGAATTTGTTGAACAGTGTCCAAAACCACCAGTTATAACACTATGGCAAGTAAATGAAGCCATAGTATTTTGAAAACCAAATACTATGCCACATGCTCCAGCAGCAGTATTACCAAGACCAGTTCTTACTGTTGAACCAGCTCCAGTACCTACAGCTACAATAGCTGGAGGTGCAACTGAGTTAATAAAGTTTTGAGCAGTAATTGAACCACTACGGTAACCATCATCCCTTCTTGGGTCTTTAAGACCAAGTGGAATTAATGTTTGTGTTGGATCAACAGTAGTTACTTGTTGTCCATTTTTAATCCATGATATAAAATTTAGAACGTCCATGATTTTAAATATTTTAATGTATACATATATAATATACAAAAAAATATTTAAAAAACAAAATTATTGTTCTGCAGTTTCCTGGGATTCTTGTTCTTTAGCAACTTGAGATAAAAAGTTCAATAATGCCACACCATATTTAGTTGGCATCTCACTGATAAAGTTTTCTAATACTTCTAAGTGTTGAACTGAAAGAGTGATAGGCTTAGCCTCCGGACGTTGGTTATTTTCCATTGTAAACTATTTTCTTACAAATATATAATTAAATAAGCACTACTCCAATAGCATCTGCTACATATTGGTTAACTACATTATTATCAGTTCCCCAATTAGCAAATTCTTCTTCAGTTAGAGTATAGTTACCTTGACGTAATTGTGCTCCTTCTTCAGTTAATAACTGATAGTAAGTAGTTGCTGTTGTAGCATCTGTAGGAAAATTAAGTACTAATACAGTCATTCTAGTTGCTGTACCTTCATTTAATGGGAATACTACTGGTTCAATAGCTACTCCTTGTGGTTGTGTTGTTTCTGTATTCATGATAAATTTAAATTGCTAATAAATGTATAGAGGCATATGTTCCAGCATCTGCTGCGCCTTTTTGTAAATTTCTGTTAACTCCTGTAGACTGGTATGCTGTGAAATCTATATAATCTGTTGTTCCGTTAAAATAGATAAGTTTAGAACCTGTTAATGATTGTCCGGTACCATTATTTATTGTAGGTTGCTGTATAATTAATACAGTGGATGCATTTTTTCTAATTTGTACATTATACTGTGCTGTAGTTACTGTAGCTGGATCAAACCATACTGTGAAGTCTACATGATAATATCCAGCAATAGTTGGTGTAAATCTTTTAGTAGTTGGATCATACCAGTTATTGGTATCATCTATATCTACAAAATTAATTTGTGTATCTGACAATGATGGTATAGATTGGTCTGCGGCTAATCCTATATTACATACATATGTATTAGCTGTAGGTATTGTAGCTGTTATAGCACCATTAACTTTTAAGTTACTTTCAAAATATCCTCCACCATTTACATTAAGCTTATAACCAGTATCTGTAGTTGTTCCTATAAGAACATTGCCTGCAATATAATTTTTTGCAGT